GTCATTTGATAAATTGATCAGGTCTTTGTGACCCATAATGTTAAAAGCTTTAGTCCATAATTTAGAGATGATTTCGATATGTTTAGATTTAGATCTATGCATATAGGAAATCATATCAAAATTATCCATCGTAACGTTTAGACAAATCGTCATGAGATCAACTTTGTTAGATTCAAAAAGTTTAAAAACCTTTTTCATTCTCAACATGTGATTTTCATATGAAGTGTATAACGGGATGGCCCGGAAATTGGTCCTATCAAGAGAAATCTCTCTTTCATTTGTACCTCACATTAATTTGTAAAAGTACGCAGAAAAAGATCTTCAATTGTAGGCCATATCCAGACGGGCTAAAGCAACTTCTTTAACCAAGGTCATGGCGATAAGTTCTTTTATATATAAAAGAATTCACTTATCTCCTGGCACTACTATCTCACTATTTTTAAACTTATGTGCAAAGTATGAACGAAGTTCATCCAATGTACACAGATTAAAAGTATATCTGATAGCTTGGTTAAAGTCATATAACAATTTTCTCATTTTATAAGAAGTATAAAATCTCTTCTTTTTAAATGGGATTTTGTTATATAACAAACAGGCTAAGTCTAGAGCAGAATATCGACAAAGGGCATATCTTTTTAAATAATCCATTAATTCTAAAAGAACTATTTTAGGATTATTAAAATTATTTAATATACCTCTAAGTGGAATTCCAGTGATCTCTTTACCATCTTTGATCCATCTCTTAGCAAATTCATAAGTATCTTTTGATACATGTGTTTTTGGTAAGCTGATGTCAACTCCTAATCGGGTCATGATTGCTTTATACTTTTGAGCAACTTTATTGTTTTTTATAACAATATCATCGCCAAGTATAATGTAATCATTAAAGTTAGTTATACCGCAACAAAATGCAGCATAATTAACTACCAGATGATGAGTGATGGTAAAGGCTGCTCAACTACTATAGGCCCCCATGGGCTGACCTACACTATATCTAAGAGTTGAGTTCAATTCCTTAGAAAAGAATTCTCTATTAGATAAGAGGTTAGCCCAGTTATTTGCAAAATAAGCATCATTATATATATATGATAATAGCTTCTTTTGTAACTTAATTGGGAATCTATCAGTAGCAGCACTCAAGTCTAAGCTGTAGAAGTTTTCTTTAACATCTTCAGACCAATTATGAAAAGGATCCTGAGTAAAGGTTCTATCATTAGGGATACTACTTAATAAATCAAGTAGTCCTTCATGAATAGGTTTAAGAACAAATTGACTTTGGTAATCAACCATAGCAATAATTCTTAACTTTAACTCTGGGTCTTTGACTATTGACAATTTACCAGTGTGCATTTTATCTTGTGGAATCTTTTCAGGATTCACAATACTGTTAACTATACTAAGGAATCTCAATGTAATAATTGATTTTCAATAGTCCTTGTTAACAATCCCTAAAATTCATTGCAATTGTGATGAATTTAGGTAACGTGCACCCCATAACGCAGATACAGTGGCTGGTCCATTTGGACTACCCTTTGTACTTGTGTAATGGTTTTTGTCAGTATAAATTGGTTTTGTAAGATTGAGATTATTCGTAATTATCCAAAACTTTATATAAGAAGCAGGAATTGTTCATTCCTTTCCTTTATAAGGTGCGGTAATTGTTGAATAATCCGGTTGAAGTTTTCGACTTTCTTCTTTATTAGGTTTAACACTCCTTGTAAAGGTTAAAAGAGTTAAAATAACTCTTAAACCAATACTTGAAGTAAGAAACTTTTTGAGAAAGTAAAGTCGTTTAGGTCAACCGGAACTGTCTATTGCTACACCGGCCTGATTAACAAATAAAGGTTTCCCACATATGTATCGCGTACAATGAAGCTTACAAGCTTTAAAGTATTTGATAGCATATTGGATTCCTGAATCCTTTCGGATTTTTGTAAAAAGGTCGATGTATTTCTTCACAATATGTGGATTATTCACTCTAAATACTAGTTTTAATAGTCTTGTTATTATTAAAACAGTATTAGTTGAATTTTTCATGTAAAATGACGGAATTACAGACTGCGTGTTTAATGCAGCCACGGTCACCGGTCCTAACCATTACCATACTCTATAAAGAGCGTTAGTACATGGATTAGTTCCCCACGGAAGAGGATCCATGCCTGGAATCTCTGTTTTCTCAAAGACCCCAGCCGACTTTCGATTT